AATCGAACGGCCGAACTCATCACTATGACCACTTGTCAGTGGCATTACTTTAGTTGGTGTTGCACTTAGATCGGTTGCATCGAATACATATACAGCACCATTTTGATCTTGAGTACCATTCACTTCATCATCACCGTATGCACCTACTGCAAGATGAGTGTCTGTTGCCTTAACTTCTGAACCAAAGTTGTCACCATACTCTCCATTAAACCCAAAGACCGAGGTCTGATATTGTAAAGTCTCTGCATCGTATACGTGAACTGCACCTGCCTCTGTGCTATTATCGCTTGAGTTTATAGGTTCACGAGATTGTGGATGTCCAATGAATAGGTGCGTAGAGTTCGCGGTCATATCAAAGGAAAACTGGAACTCCCCTTGGTGATAGGTCGTTGGCGATGATATTTTGCCAGGTGCTGCAGAAAGATCTGATAGATCATAACAATATACTGGAACACCCTGTGCATTATTTCCGACAAATAACTTGTCTTCTGACATTGCCATTGAATACCCGAAATAGTAATTTTGGTTATAAGGGGATTCGCCTGACTCTGGCACCAATGTTGCTAGTGGTGCACTTAGATCTTGTGTGTCATATACAAAAACTTCACCGTTAGTATTGTTGGCATAATAGTCTGAGACTGCCATGTATCGACCGCTTGGATGTACTGCCATGTTATGAACTGCACCAAAATGACTGCTGCTGGTGTTAGTAATTATTGTAGGGTCTGCGTCGAGATCCATCACACTTCTTATATAAAGAGTGCGTGGATTACCAGAAATGGATCGTGTGATCCATTTTGCTACTGGTGGTCCTACGTATGGTGGGTTGTCTGCGTCTACGCCAGCAATTATTTGACCAGCCTGAATTACAGCACCCGCTAAAATTTTATTTGCCATTTTTATTAAAAACCTCTATTGAGTTTTATGCTAAGTCTTTGTCATGGTTGAGTCCGCCTTTCTTCTTCTTTACGATGAAAGCGTTAACCCTTGCCATGCCCCATTGTTGTGGTGTGGTTCCTGGACGGTGTCCTGTTTTCCACGCCGCCATACCACGATTATATACTTTTTTAAGTGTACCTACAGAGATGCCAGACTTTTTTGACTTTGCAGCAAGGCCGTCTGGACCTTCTTCTAGATCAACACTATCATATACTGAATATCGCTTTTCTTCAAGATAGTTCTTAAAAGATATCATGCCAATTTCCTTATCATTCCGGCAAGCACTTTTGCGTCAATATCTAGACTGAACTTGCGAATAGTATCAGCAGCGGCAAACTCAGGAGACTTATATTTACCTTTACCCATCTCACGTTTGATGTGTTGCGCTACTTTCTTATACTTGTCCTTATTTATAGTTTTTGAACCGAGGCGACTCATTAGATCAGTCACCCAGTTCTCGAAAATATCTTCTTGGCCTGGTGTGTCTTTGAAGTAACGTTTGCGTAACTTGTCAGTACCTTCATCACCCGCACCATGTTCTTCTGGGACACAGTCTGGTACCATCTTGTTACCTTTCTTCTTCATACCGACCTGCTTGTAACCGTCCCAGCAATCTTCGTCGTACATATCCTTGAACGACTTAGTATACTTGGATGGTTTAGTCTTAGCGGTCTTATCGCCAGGCGCAGGTTTATAGGCAGACGAATCGTCATCTGCTTTCTTACCGTGCTTCTTGAAGTGTGCATCGCGCTTTGATTTGGTGGACTTCTTCAGTCCGGCGTGGTATCGTGCTGGTTGGGTGCCCTCACGATCTTTGATGTCTGGATCTTGTTTCTCAACAATCTCGACAGCATCTAACCACTTACGCATTTTCTTACCGTCAGATGTTTCTACGATGACATAGTTTGCACCTAGGACGGATACAGTAGCAATCTCATCACTTTCTTTGATCACTACTGTATCACCAACTCCAAACAGTTCACCCGAAACATATTGTTCACGAGTTTCTGATACTGTTTCTAGTTCTAGGTGATTACGGAATTCACTAGCTTCTTTCAGACCCATGCCCTTACGCACATCGTTGAATAATGTGCGTGCGTCTTTATCAGACATAGACTTAGGTGTACCCTGAGAGAATGCAACAAAGTCATTCTTCTGTGCGTTCTCTCGTTGTTTAGAGGCAGACATGCCTTCAACTCCTGCAGAATCTGGATCTCTCTTTCCTGCAGATACTACTTTTATGCTTTTGAAGTTGTAAAAACCATGTCTTGCTTTCTGTCCGTTGTACTTGTTCAACAGGACTTCGAATTCTGTAATACGGTCTGCACCGACAACCATAGTGACTGACTTGTAACCTTGGTTGTATAGTGTGACCATTGCGTTGATTGCGGTCTTTACCGACTTATCAACCATGACATTTCGCGCATGTTTTGTAAACATCTTACGAGTGTGTTTTACTTTCTGTTCGTATGTGAGTGGATTCTTCTTGGCGTCCGAAGACTGCGACATGAAGATCTTATAGTCAGACTTACCAGACTTTACCGCCAAAGTGTCCATCACTTTGCCGTGTCCGACTGTGGGTGGGTTCATACGACCGAATGTAAAATATACTTCGCGTTCTTCTTCGACTAGGTATTGTGAGAAGTTCTTAATCACTTCTGTGCACCACCTTGTCGCTTGGCACGTTTGCGTTCCATCTCTTGCTTACGTACCGTCTTGATTAATTTACGAGCGGCCCTATCGATGCGATTCTTTACTGCAGGTTTGTCTAGTCTCTTCTCGATTTCTTTTTTACGAGCTACAGTAAGATCACTCTTAGGAATACCTTTAGTGAGTTTCTTAGCAAATTGCGTTCTTGCTTGACGACGAGCACGTTTCTTCAACGTGTCCATGTTAGCAGTCTTTTTCTCTGCACGTTTTCTTGCCATCGCAATACGAGCTTTGTTTCGCTTCATGCGCATGCCAAGTTTACGTCGTTGAGACGCGTCTAATGCTTCGGAAGTGTCGATAGACGTTTTTCTTTTCTTTGCGTTATATGCTAACTGTCCATCACCTGTCTGAGTGTAATCGACATTAACAAATTGTTTAAATGACATTGGTGCCATCTAATAATCCTCTAATTGGTTTATTCCATGTTATCTACGGGCTGAATCCCAACCCTTTAATATATCGGATGAAAAGTTGTTGTATGAAAATTCCATACGGTCAACCAATTTCACCGCGTCACCACCAAGTGTATCAATTGCAACGTATCCTTCTTCGCCAGTCACTTTGTAACCATTAGAAGTTTTCACGAAAGTATCAATCGATTTAAGTTTGTCCAAACTATTTATAAGTTTTAATTTCACTAATACGATCAATTTTTGCAACTCAAACATTTTTACTAGGTTTGCCTTGTTTGTGGCAGAGAAAAACTCCATCTCATCCTTCATCTTAGCAATCCAAGTGTCCTTACCACGTTGAGATTTCTTACTTGCAATCTCTTTTGTGTAGTAGGCTTGTCTGTTACTTATCAGTCCGTTAACGTGCTTTCTTGAGTCCGGAAGTACGGTACCAGCACGAACGAATGAGTTGTTGTATGTCTCGATTGCCTGTGCGAACTTAGGGTTGTCCGCGACAGTTTTCAAGGTAGTTGCAGATGTCTGTTTGAATAGACGGCCTATCTGCGTTAGTAGATCATTGACCGATTTGGTTTCGCGTTCAGTCATTGTAGCGTTAGTCGCATCTTTTAACATCGCATCTTGTGACCATACGTTGCGTGACTTTCGCAACTTACTGACATCAACACCGTAGTCTGCTTTCATGTTCTCAAAAGATGTACCCGTGTATGTTGTATGCCATACAATACCGATCTTAGCGGCGCGTACTTCTTTCGCTTGATCATAGGGGACTGCGTATGCGATTGTGTTTGGGTGAAATACGCTGTACTTCTGACCATCAATGGTCTTAGTAGTGACATCTCCGTCACCGAATAAGAAGTCGCCTTGAATGACACCTTTGATGCCTAGAGCTGGTAAATATTTGAGCGCGTCTTTCAGCTTAGAGTTTAGATCACCCGACGTATCAGCATCAATGTCTGCGTCGGTCTTATAGACCTTTGGGTTCTTGTTGAAGATACCTTTCTTAGCAACGAAGAACTCGCCATCTGAAGGGTCAGTACCACAGAAGATCGCAGGCGAACCGTCCCACTTTACAGAGATGCGTCCCTTTGATGTGCCAGATAACATGTCGCGCAGTCCACGCAAGGCATTGATCGCCTGACGTGTACCATCAACTCCACCGTACAGGACCTTGTCCTCGATGTGAGTCATATGCGTATTCTTCTGTTCTGTGATAAAGTTACTGAAGTTTTCCATATTAGTATAGTTTCGCAAATGGTCCAAATAGATCGCCCTTTTTCTGACCAAGATATGAGATATCAGATAAAAGGTCGCTTACTTTATTAATGTCACGTATCGTAAATATCTCATTAAGCAAATCCAACTGCATCAACTTACTATTCGCAACAGCTCTTTCATTGTCGTTCTTCGAACTGTCAAACACTGTTCGCATGTTATCAATAAATTCTTTTTCTGACTTGATATTCATTTCAACACGACCTGTACGATTAAGTGATTTAAATCGCCCGACGTGAACGTCCTGTTCTTTCAAAAAATCTTCTAGACTTTGGGGATATTTTCTCCAAGATCTCCACCGATCATAATTTTTGACACCATAAGATCTAAGTGCCGCAGAGACCATGTCTAGTGGCGCTTTACCTAGTCTCGCGGCCCGCGCACTAACATCGGTACCTTCAATCTTTAAGTTGTTGAATCCACGCGAGTTCTGTCTTATCTGAAAGTTGATGGTTACCTTGCTCGACGCAATCTGAAAAGACGATTCTGTGTTAACAAAAGAAGTGCCTGACAGAGACAGATTTAATTTTGATTCTTGAAAATCAAACCGATATTCATCGCCGTCAAATAGGTCTTCTCCATCAAAGTTTACCAGTTCCCATCTTGCAGTTTTACCGGACATCTTCTTCAAAGAAATGCCTACGACTTGACGACTGTTGAACATATCTTGAAGAATTGCATTAAACTCTGGAAGCGATGTTGAGTTATCCCTAATTTTTGAGTCTAGGTCTCGTTTCGCCTTTGATAAATCTGCGACCAACCAAATGTCAGCCGGGTTCCACGTATCTTTTTGTGTTATGCCATACAACTCTTTACAAGTGTCTGTGATGTAATCCATGAACCCGCCATCACGACTGTAGTGACCATACTGTGTATTGCCAACTTTCTGTTGTGTCAACTTCTGTTGTTCAAAGAAAACATTCTCCCAGTATTCGTCCATGGCAGGATATTCTTTCAAGAGATCTTCACGATATAGTTTTAAAAACGTTTCTTTATTAGTATATCCATTTTTCTCAATACCTTTCTGAATCGCTAACAAACTGGCTCGTTCTTGCATCGCAGTGGTCTTACCGTCTGGTTTACCACTTTTTCCGCCCATTCCACTAAACGGCGACTTGTCTATTTCGGTCCACTTATATCCATTGAATATAGGCGCATAGTTATTTCCAGACTTTGCCGAAACATTGACCTGAGTTATGTTTTGTTTCTCTACAGCAGACACAAACTTTTTGACTAAGTCTGTCTGATTGATTACTTGAGAAACATTGCCCTTAAACTTAACAGGTTCACCATTAGTGATTTTGTCAGCAAGCATGTTTAAGTATGGCTTAGAAAACTTGAAGTCCCCGCCAGCAAGCATTGCCATGTAATAGTCTCCGTAATTACTTTATCGTAAGTATAACAGACACTATTTATATGTCAAGGGCATTTCCAGAATTTTCTGCATTATATTGCGCAATTGTGTCGCGGAGAGGACGAACCCAATTGTCTCTATGTTCAATAAAGACTTGTGGTTCGTGGTTGTCTACAGAAATGATGGTGACTAGTTGGGTGATGGGCCTTCCCGTCCGTTCTTCCCACATAATAGCGTAGGCGGACTCTTGCATGAAATAGTTTTTGACCCATTCAAGTCGTTTTGGTTTAAGTGAGGTTTTAAAGTCGATGATAGACAACTTACCATCAAACTCAGCAACACAGTCCACACGACCAGCCACACCCAGATGCTTGGAGTAGAGAGGCGCTTCCTGTGCAAATACTCTGCCAATGCGGCTATCGAGAATGGGCTGAAGATCAAGGAAACTACTAATAATATCTGGAGTATATCCATTTTTGAAACTCTCTTCATTGTTGATGTATTTCTCAACCACTTCATGGACTGCAGTACCGCGTGTAGATGCGCGATGAGAAATGCGGTTTGCTTCTTCGTTACCGACTTTTTTACGCCACTTTGCGATAGACTCGCGTGAAAGTATAGAGAGTACGGTGGTTATAGAGGGAAGGTTGATACCTTCGGGCGTTTTATACTCACGGCGACCATTGCGGTTCTCCGTTTTCATTTCAGTCAATTCAATAGGTACATGTTCAAACATTATCTATAATTATCCAAGTCATTTTCATCTATGGATCTTCGCTCTCTTCTCACGAGGTATGATAAAAAGATTACACTGGAGACTAATATAACTCCAATGGTAGCAAAGAAATATAATAAGAATTCTAACATAAAAACTCTCACTTGTCAATAGCAAAAGATCCCCACAAGTACGGCGCCTTTTAGACATTTTGTTTGGTGAAACTTGATATAACTCTGCTGGCATTTTTACATGCACGATTTGAGAGATCTGCAGATCTTATCAGTGCGCCCGTGCGCAAAATTCACTCTATGTCAGACTAACCGTACTCTGTGGGGGAACTGGTGGAGCTAGAGGGAGTCGAACCCACGACCTCTTGAATGCAAATCAAGCGCTCTCCCAACTGAGCTATAGCCCCCTTATCTGTCTATTTATACCACATTAATATTGGAGCGGAGCGTAGGAACTTCCCCTACCTCAGCGAGGGGTACTCGCCGACTCAATACTGAACTCCGCAAAACTTTAGTCGCACCCAAGTTCTTGACGCGACACTTCATCGTTGTTGATAGGACAGTTGCCGCTTGGTAACGACTCTGGCACATATCGCATCAACTCTGGATCATGCAAACCGTTCTCAAGGAACGCAACAAGGTTTGCAATCTCATCTTCGGTCAAGTCTAACGGCGTGAACCGATAGTCAAGGTCATACGTCTCCACTTGTGGGTGTTGGGGAACCGCATCAACTTTATATCGCACGACATCCTCTACACTAGAGAACGACGCACCGTGACCGAATACAGTAGTATCTATAAGGTTGTAAAGAGGCGGAACTTTGAACGCAAACTTCTCCATCTCATCACCAGTGAACCCACCACGACCTTCTCTAGTCGCATCGTTGACTTCACCTACTGTATCTTCCCAGATGTCCAGATCGTGGAAACCCACAGTCATAAACACTTCGTCAGCCATAGCACCGACAGGTGATGACAAGGCAGGACCGTTGTGACATGCATAACAGTTACCCTTACCAAAGAACACCTCTGCGCCTGCGACTTCAGATTCAGTCATCGCAGTTTCGTCACCTTTCAAGTATGCTTGGAAGGGCGCTTGGTTTGCAAGAATGGTTCGTTCGTATGCGGCGATCGCCAGTGCAGTCGCTTCTAACATATCGTCGGGTTCTGCGACACCGTACGCAGCTTCAAACATCTCACGATAAGTTTCGTTAGTGCGCAGGATAGAATCATCTGTGTCACCCTGACGATGCACACCTAGACCCGCAACTGCTTGTGTCTCTAGACCAGCAAAGTTGCGTAGGTTTGCTTCTTTCGGAGTACCTTCTGTGAAGTGACGATCGGGATCAATACCAACATTGACATTACCCGCAATCACATTACCTAACTGACCATTCCACAACATCACTTCTTGGAATGCCGTGTTGAGTACAGTGGGTGATGCAACAGGTTGCACATCGATGTCTTCGGGATTGATACCCTCCATCACCATGCGGTGATCGAAACCGATACCGCCTTCACCGATACCCTGACGGATACCAGACTTGAATCCGTTCTGTGCATTGTGGCATGACGCACATGAGAACGTGCTCTCACTAGGTCCGATATCACCTTCAGTGATACCAGTTTCGTGATAAATCAACTTGCCTAGTGCGACTTTCTCTGCGGTGATCTCATTGCTGGGATCCTGCGGGATGTTGTCGAAGTCATCACTTGCGGGTAGGATGTATGCCTCGTAAGTACCTGTCGGTGACGTAGAGTCAAGTAACGTGAGTAGATTGTCACGTGCCTCGACTGCGGGGTCGACGGGTGTCGTTACGGGCGTGGATGTGACAGGATCTGCCACGACGGGCGGTGGGGTGTCAGAACCTCCACCAGAACACGCACTTAGAAGTGCAGTAGACACAGCTACAGTTAGTAGTTTCTTCATAATATAAGAGTCCTCTCAATACTCTATTTCAATTTACAAAAAGAATTATACTACAAAATATGAGGACTTGTCAAGTGTGAATAATTATCTATTTTTAACTCGTTTAGTAGCCTGACGTTCTACGTCAATCCACCGTTGCGCTTTCTTACCAACGGGTTTGTCGGTGAATTTCTTTGCATCACGAAATGCAGTCAAAGTTTCTTTCTCGTAGTCTTTACCTTCAGAGTTATCTACGACCAAGAAGTTTACCTTACCAAACATACGTTGGAACTTACCAATATTTCGTTGTACTGCTTTCCAGTATTCGGTAACACCTTTCTTGCCTAGTGTACGTGCACGTTTCGCATCACGGTTGATAGCAGTATCAAGGTCTGTGTTTACGAAAATCATTGCGACATCGTAACCCAAGGCTTTTACTTTCTTTGCCTGTTCAGCAATTTTATCTGGGTCTTTACCAGTACCATCTACTACGAGACCAAGACG